CACAACCTATGTTAGTTGTGGTAGTCCAACAATGACTGCTGCTATGACTGGTGTTCCAGTCAAGACACTAGAAAATTGGATGAGACAGCCTTGGTGGAAAGAATACATTCAAGAGATTCACTACCAAGACGACATAAAACTAGATGATAAACTAAGCAAGGTTCTAGAGAAATCAATGGACGCAGTCCTTGATAGAATCGAGAATGGTGATACTGTTTATGATCCTAGAACTGGTAAAATTGTTCGTGTTCCTGCTAAACTACGTGATGTTCAGAAGGTTTCTTCTGATACCATTGACAAGAAACAACTACTTCGTAAAATAAATAATAAACAATCCCCTGTGGAGACTGTTACTGCTGACCATCTTGTACAACTTGCACAAGCATTCGCGCAGATGGCTACTGGTCAAAAGCCTCACCCAAAAGAAGTGATGAATGAAATCATAGATGGTGAAGCGCAAGAAATTCTAGATGTTTTATATACAGAGGAACCAGATGCCATTCATGAAGAACGGGAAGAGGGATTATAAAAAAGAACTCTCTTGGGAGCATACTAAAAAACCAGGTCGTGTAAAAGATAGAGCAGAGCGTAATGCAGCTCGTGATAAGCTTGGACTTAAGGTAGGTGATCCCAGACAGGCCGACCATAAGAAAGAATTGGTCAAGGGTGGTTCTAATTCACTAAGTAATCTTCATGCAATTATGGGTTCAGCTAATCTTCGTAAAGAAGCTCTTCGTAAGAAACGGGTTAGCAAAAAATGAGGCTTTTACCTACAATAAAAGATACACGTGGTCGTGAATCACATACTCTTCTCTTTGTAGCTATGGCTTTCTTTGCTATTCTATATAGATTTATATTTGATAGTCCACACATAGATTTAACTACTTTCGCTACAGCATTTACAACTATAATGGCAGTCTGGCTTGGTAGAGAATGGACTGAAAAGAAATGAATAACTACTTAATCATAGCACTTGTCTGTGTTGTAGTTGGCTTTGGTGCTGGCTGGAAAACAAATGGTTGGCGTTATGAAGCTTCTCGAAGTATAGCAGAACAAGCAGCCAGTGAAGCTATGACTGCTGTTGCAAAAGAGGTAGCAAAGATTGATGTTAAAAATGTTACAATCAAACAGAAATTGGAAACAGTCATTAAAGAGCGTACTGTTTATGCTGATTGTCAGCACACAGATGATGGGTTGCGCGTCCTCAACGAAGCCCTTAAGAGACCAACTAGCAATAAATAATTGTCCTGATCTAACTCCACTGACTGATAAGTCATTTGGAGCAACTACTCTAAAACTACAAGAAGTAGCAGGAATGTATTGGAAATGTAAAACCTCATGTCTAAAGGATACTAAATAATGAAAAGAATTTTATTTTTAGTTTCTTTGTTATTTCTAACAGCTTGTGCGACAGATACTGCTACACTTACTGCTATTGCAGATATACAAAGCAAACAAAGAGCAACACTATTAGTTACCTGCCCAGCAGGTGGTTGTTCAGTAGAATATACTGATCCAAGAGATAAAGTATTTAAACTACCTACAAATGGTTGGGATGCTTTTGTTAGTGTCAGTAATAATGTTACAGGTCTTGTTAGTGGTGCTGTAGTACCAGGAATTCTTGGTGCTGTTGCAGTACAAGGTTATAAAGCTGTTCGTGATGCAGGTCAAGGAGGTAATACACAAGTAATTAATACTACTAATACTTCTACTAGCATTGTAGCATCAGGTAATGGGGCAAGTACTGGTGGTACTGCAAACTATGAACAAATTGGCCCAGATAGTAATAATAGTCAAAGCACTTCTTCAGTAGTGGAGGATAATTCAACTATTAGCACAACTAGTAATACAACTACAAGTAATACTACAACAACTGATAACAGCTATTCTGATTCTAATAATGTAGATGATAATAGCACAATTACACAACCAGCAACTCCTGCTATTCCAACTATCTAATTATGGCTTGCAAAACTAAAGGGCGTAAACCGCCTAAGAAATAATGGGCATAATTTGCTCAGTTTTTTTCACAATGTACATGGGGTATAGTACTATTTGCTATACCCCTTGTTTTGTCTCTAATCAAGTATCACTAACCATAGTGCACATTATAGCAAATGATAAAACTAACGAAGGAAATGGTAGAGGGTCTCGTGGGCTCGTGCCTCCTGAAGGAGTACGGCGATTCCAAGCCAATAGCACCATTCCATCGTGAGTGGTGGGATCTTTGCTGTTCTGATCGTAGATTCATTGCTATAGCCGCCCCACGGGGCCACAGTAAGAGTACCTCAATCACTATTGCCTATACACTAGCTGAAGTCCTCTTCAGAAGTAGTTCCTTCGTAGTTATAGTTTCTGATAGTGAGTATCAAGCCGTAAACTTCCTTGGTCAAATTAAGAAGTACCTTACAGAGAACGAAGATATTGTAAGACTCTTCAGAATCAAGAAAGACGAAAAAGGTATTCCTGTTTTCGTAAAAGAAACTGAATCAGATATCATCGTAGAAACAGAAGATGGGCATAAGTTTAGAATCATTGCTAAGGGTTCTGAACAAAGACTACGTGGTCTTCTATGGAATGGTATGCGTCCTGATTTAATGATCCTTGATGATCTAGAGTCTGACGATCAGGTTCTTAACAAAGAACGCCGTGAGAAGTTTCGTAATTGGTTCTACGGTGCATTAATGCCTGCTCTAGCAGAACGTGGTAAGATTAGATACGTAGGTACTATTCTTCACCAAGATTCTATGTTAGAGAACTTCATGCCTAAGGTCAACGGGCCTTATACAGTAACAGAAGAACTAAAGCAGTATGCTTCAAAATATGCAGGTTTATGGAAGTCTGTTAAATACAGAGCACATAATGATGATCTCAGTGAGATTCTATGGCCTGAGCGTTGGAGTAAAGAAGCACTAATCGAGCAACGAGAAGAATACTTTCAAAGAGGTCTTCCTGAAAAGTATGCTCAAGAATTTCTAAACGTAGCTATTGATGAATCTACAGCCTTCTTCAAGAAGAATGACTTCATCCCAGAAACGTCTGAAGATAAGAAGAAACCACTAAATTATTATATAGCTGGTGACTTCGCTATCTCAGAAAGAGATCGCGCTGACTATACTGTTTTTGCTGTAGGTGGTATGGATGAGAATGGCATACTTCATATTAGAAACATAGTACGTGGACGTATGGATGGACAAGAAATTGTAGATACTATGATGGCACTACAACGTGTTTATAAGCCAATAACATTTGGTATTGAAGAAACACAAATTACTAAGTCTCTTGGCCCATACTTAAATATGGCTATGGTAGAAAGAAATGAATATATTAATCTTCTACCAATGAGACCACATAAAACAGATAAAATAACAAGAGCACAACCTATGCGCGCACGTATGCGAGCAGGTGGTGTTAAGTTTGATAAGAGTAGTGACTGGTATCAAGTTCTTGAAGATGAGATGTTAAGCTTCCCAAGATCAAGGCATGATGACCAAGTTGATGCTATGAGTTATCTAGGTCTTATTCTTGATAAGATGGTTGAAGCCAGAACTCAAGAAGAAATTGATGAAGATGAATATTTAGAAGAGCTAGAAAGGGATGGTCCTTCTGGCCGTAACGAGGTCACAGGCTACTAATGAAATTAGAGAAAATCCTTGAAGCTGTAAACATAGCAGATTCTTTATCAGAACAGAAACTAATAGAGATTGCTACTCAGGTTGTAGATGGTTATGAAAATGACTTAACATCTAGAAAGCCTTGGGAAAAAGACATTGACAAGTGGACAGAACTTGCACTACAAATTTCTAGTGAAAAGACTTATCCCTGGTCTAATGCCAGTAATGTCAAGTACCCACTACTAGCTACTGCTTCTATGCAGTTTGCTGCTAGAGCTTATCCTAGCCTAGTTCCTAGTGATGGTAAGATTGTTAAGTGTAAGGTTGTTGGTAAAGATCCTGATGGTCAGAAGACTCTACGTGCTGAACGTGTAAGTAAGCACATGAGTTACCAAGTCATGAACGAAATGCGGACTTGGGAAGAAGACATGGACAAACTACTAATTGGTCTTCCAATTACTGGTACTATGTTCAAGAAGACTTATTGGGATTCAGGTAAAGCCGTAAACCAATCTTCTTTAATCTTTCCTAAGAACCTAGTAGTAAACTATTGGGCTAAGTCTCTAGAAGAAGCTGAACGTATTACTGAGAAGATTGCAATGTCTGCTCGTAAAGTACGTGAGCGTCAACTTCAAAAGGTATTCCGTGATGTTGAACTTCCTGAGCCTACTGGTACTAGTATGGACTCTAGAGAAGAGAAGTCCAATGTACAACACTCTACTAGTGAAGATGAGACTACACCATACTTAATTCTAGAACAACATACATACCTTGATTTAGATGATGATGGTTATCCTGAACCTTATGTTGTAACAGTAGAACATTCTAGTAGAACTATTCTACGTATTGTTGCTAGATTTGATGCAGAGGGTGTTTACCTAAATGATAAACAACAAGTAACATCAATTGATCCTATTCACTTCTACACCAAGTTTTCCTTTGTTCCTAACCCTGAAGGTGGTTTTTATGATATTGGCTTTGGTCGCTTACTTGGCACTATTAATGCCTCTGTGGATACCATTATTAATCAGCTTATTGATGCTGGTACATTATCAAATCTTCAGGCCGGATTCATTGGTAAAGGACTTCGTATCAAGATGGGTGAGACTAAGTTCTCCCCAGGCGAATGGAAAGCTGTAAACGCTACTGGTGACGATCTACGTAAGCAGATTCTACCTCTTCCAGTAAATGCACCAAATCCAGTACTAATGCAACTATTACAGTACTTAGTACAAAGTGGTAAAGAACTAGCCTCAGTAGCAGAAATTATGGTAGGTAAGATGCCGGGTCAAAACACCCCAGCTACTACCACAATGGCTACTATTGAACAAGGTATGAAGGTCTTTACTGCTGTCTATAAGAGAGTCTTTAGAGCCCTGTCAGAAGAGTTCAAGAAGATTTATAAACTAAATAAGAAGTATCTTAATCCTGAAACTGAAGTAGCTGTTCTAGATGAACCAATCGAGCAGAGTGATTATTATGGCGATGCTAATGATCTAATCCCTGCTGCTGATCCTGCTGCTGTAAGTCAGCAAGAGAAACAAGCTAAAGCACAGATGCTTCTACAGTTAATGGGTCTAGGTACTCTTAACCCAATGGCAGTAACACAGTATGTTCTAGAAGCGCATGAGATTCCTCAAGCTGAGAAATTCATTATGCAACCACAACCAAAACCTGATCCTAAGATGCAAGAAATGCAGATGAAGGCGCAACTTGAGCAACAGAAAGCTCAAGCTAAGATGCAGGTAGATGGTGTTAAACTAAAAATGCAAATGGCCTCTGAGCAAGAGAAAGCCGCACTAGAAAAACAAGCACGTGAACTTGATCTTCGTTATAACATGATCGAGAATGCACTTAAAGTACAAGCTGCTCAACAGCAACATGGTCAAAAGATGAGTCAACAAGCTGACACTCATAGAATGAACATGATTACTAAAGAGCAAGAGTTAAAACAAAAGATGTTACATAGTAAGCAACAATCTAAGGAGAGTAAATGACGTATCAAGACTGGTTGGATTGGAAAAGTAATCCTGTAACTAAAGCATTTCATGAGGTATGTGAAGAACGAGTAGAAGAGTTTAAAGAACTTCTTTCTAATGTAGCTGGAACAAACCAGAATCAAGATAATTTCTATCGCGGAATTATCCTTGCTTATAGAGAAATGCTAGAATTTAAGGTTGAAGAATGATTAAACCAGTATTGCACAGGATCTTAGTTAAAGCTGATCCAGTAGAAACTAAAACAGCAAGTGGAATTATTGTTGCAACAGAGACTGAAGCAAAGAGATATCAAGCTGCTGCTGATAAAGGAACCGTGATGGCACTAGGTTCTACCGTATTTAAGGATTATGGAGAGAATCCAGACTTAGTTGTGGTAGGTGATCGAGTATATTACGCAAAGTATGCTGGAAAAGAAGTAATTGAGGATGGTGAGAAGTATATTCTCGTTAACGATGAAGACATTTTAGCAATAATAAAGGAATAGTATGAGTGAAGAACTTAATGTAGTAGAAACAACTGAAGAAACTGCTCAATCAACTACTGAAGTAGTGCAAAGTTCTCCTTCGATGGAGGATGTAGCTAGAACTCAAGGCTGGAAACCAAAAGAAGAATATGATGGTGATCCTAGTCGTTGGGTATCTGCTGAAACCTTTGTAGCAAAAGGTGAGTTGATTGACAAGATAGAATCTATTGGCCGAGAATTAAAAGAACAAAAAAAGGCCAATGTGATGCTACTGGAACATCATCAGAAAGTTAAAGAATCAGAGTTTTCAAGAGCCGTAGAGTTCCTGAAAGCACAGAAGAAGATTGCCTTAGAAGAAGGTGATGCTGGTAAAGTTGTAGATCTTGATGAACAACTAGCTACTGTTCGTGAGACACAGCAACTACAAAAACAACAAACAGTATCTCAACCTCAAGGTATTCATCCTGACTTCGCACAATGGGTTCGTGGTAACGAATGGTATGCAAAAGACGCTGATATGCGTTCTACTGCTGATGCCCTTGGCCTAAAACATGCAAGTCAACATCCTGATCTTTCTCCTAATGAAGTTCTAGATTTTGTTTCTAAACAAATTAAGAAAGTTTACTCAGAGAAATTCCAAAACCCAAATAGAACTAAGCCCTCTTCAGTTGAGGGTACTACTCCCCCTGCTTCTGGCAGCAAAGATTCACTTCAAATGACAGAAGAAGAAAAACAAGTGATGAATACTTTTGTGCGTTCTGGTGTAATGTCTAAAGAAGACTATATTGCCGAACTCAAGAAAATGAAGGGTATAAAATAGTGCCAAGAGGGTACTCTAAAAGTCCTAAAGAAACTACATGTTCTTGTTGTGGAATCAGTTTTATACAGATAAAGCATCAAAGTAAATATTGTAGTTCTACATGTAGAAAAAACATGAGTTATAGGTTTAAACAAGAAAAAAGAGATTATTCTACATATGATGAAGAATATGCTTTAATACATAATTATGGTATAAATAAAAAGCAATATAATACTCTTTTACAGAAACAAAATGGTGTATGTGCTATCTGTGGAAAAGTTCATAATCATTTATCTAAAACTGGAAAACCTCGTAGACTATTTGTTGATCATGATCATAACACTAATGAGATCAGAGGATTACTCTGTCATTCGTGTAATGTTGCCTTAGGACTTTTTAAAGATAGTACAGAAAGTTTAGCAAAGGCTATTTTATATTTACAAAAAGGAATTAAGTAATGGCTGAAAGTAAAGTACGGGTACGTAGAACCCCAATTAATGGTACTCGCAATCGTCTAAATGTTCGTGGTAAAGAAGATGGATATCAATACCGCATTGTAAATGACATTGATGATCGTGTACAAACTTTTCAAGAGATGGGATACGAAATTGTATCCGATTCTAATGTACAGGTTGGTGATAAACGTGTTGCCAATCCAACTAAAGAGGGTAGCCCTGTTCAAGTATCAGTAGGTCAAGGTATCAAGGCTTTTGTCATGCGACAAAAGAATGAGTGGTTCGAGGCAGATCAGAAGGCAAAACAAGTACAGGTTAATGAACTTGAGTCTTCAATGAAACGAGATGCAAAAGCACTAGGACTTGATGGTGATCTAAAGATTGGACGCGACTAACCTCCAATAAACTTTTTGGAGGACTTTAATGTCTAACACTTCTAAAATTAACGGCTTTCGCCCTGTAACTGATGGCATTGGTGCCAACTGGTCAGGCAAAGTCAATATGTATGCTGTAGCCACCGATGAAGGTACTGCTATCTTCGTAGGTGACCTAGTAAAACTAAATGGTGGCGGTACTGCTGATGGCACTCCTGCTGTCTCTCAGTGTGCTGCTTCTGGTATTCCTGTTGGTGTAGTTGTTGGTATGGTTCCTGCCAAGATGGACCCAATCGGTGGCAAGATGTCTACTGGTTCTACTACTCTAGATACTCCTCAATATGCTGCTGCAACCGCTGCTGTTGTTAAGTATATTATGGTAGCTGATGACCCCAACCTAATTATGGAAGTTCAAGAAGATGCAGATACAAGTACTGTAGCTGTTACTCAACTTGGTCTAAACTTCAACTTCGTAGTTGGTTCTGGTTCAACTACCACAGGTACTAGTGCTATGCAACTAGATAGTAACACTGGTAATACAACTAACACTCTTCCCCTTAAGCTAGTTGGCTTCGCCCGTAGAGTTGATAACGATCTTGCTGATGCTTCCGGTTATAAGAAGTGTCTAGTCAAGTTCAATGCACATCAGTATGTGAGTCATACTGGTTCCACTGGCGTATAAGGAGAATAAATAATGTCAGTTATTACCTCATCTAGTTTTGCCAAGCTACTATGGCCCGGTATTAATTCCATCTATGGTAAAAGTTATAATGACTATCCCACTGAATGGACTTCACTAGGTTTTGAACAAGGCAAGTCAAGTAAGGCTTATGAAGAAGACGTTGGTTATAGTGGTCTAGGTCTAGCCGCAGTTAAAACTGAAGGCGGAGCTATCACTTATGACAGTGAACGTCAAGGTTTCACTACTCGCTACAACCATGTAGTTTACGGTCTAGGCTTTATCATCACTCGTGAGATTTACGAAGATGATCAGTATAGTACTGTAGGTGCCAAGAAGGCTAAAGCACTAGCTCGTTCCATGCGTCAAACCAAGGAAATTGTTGCTGCTAACATCTTCAACCGTGCTACTACTTCTGGTTATACTGGTGGTGATGGTGTTACTCTTCTAAGCGCTTCCCATCCTAATGTGGCTGGTGGCACTTGGTCTAATATGCCTACTACTGCTTCTGACCTTAGTGAAGCTGCTCTAGAGCAAGCTGAGATTGATATCGCCGCTTTCCGTGATGATCGTGGTCTATTAATTGCTGCTAAACCTAAGAAGCTTGTTCTTCATCCTGCTAACAAGTTTGAAGCCAAGCGGATTCTAGGCTCTGATGGTCGTGTTGGTACTGATCTAAATGATCCTAACGTCCTTAAGGATATGGGTCTATATAGTGAAGTAGTTATCAACCACTATCTAACTGACTCCGATCAGTGGTCTATTATCACTGATATTGGTGATGGCCTCAAGTACTTCGAGCGTAGAGGTGATCAATTCGAGATGGATAACGACTTCGATACTGAGAACGCTAAGTTCAAGGCTACAGCTCGTTATGCATTTGGTTGGTCTGATCCACGTTGTTTTTATGGTAGCGTGGGTGCCTGATAGTTTTAATTAAATAGCTGGGGATTAATCCCCAGCATTTTAGGAGTCTTATGTCACAGTCTGACACAGTTCAAGAAAAAGAGTTTGATTTAAGAAATACTTCAGTATGTATAGCTATTCCATGTTATAGTGGTATAGTTCCAGTAGAAACTGCCTTAGCTTTAGCACAAACCGTAGTAGAATTAAAAGATGCTGGTGTTAATGTTGATATAGTAATTGAAAGAGAAAATGGTATTATTACTGCTGTACGTAATAGACTTGTTGCTAGATTCTTACAAGAGAGTAAAGCAAAGTTTCTATTTTGGATAGATGATGATATTATCTTTAACCCAAAGGATTTCATTTCCTGTCTAGCTCTTGCAACAGAGAAGAGTATGGTAGGTGCTACTTATCCAGTACGTAAAGATGAACCTAAGTTCTTTCTCAAATATATCAATGATGAATATCCAGAGTTTGATAACTACGGACTAATTAAGTCTAAAGGACTTGGACTAGGATTTATGTGTATGCATAGATATATAGTTCAAAAGATAGTTGATACTTGCGAAACCTATAATGAAAAAGGATTAACGATCCCTGATCTGTTTAAGGTAGGTAGACGAGGAGATAAATATTGGGGTGAAGATATGTGGTTCTTTAATGATCTATATGCATTAGGCCATATTGCTTATGTTAATCCTCTTATAAACTTGAAACATGTTGGACGTAAGGACTACGACCATAAACTATTAGACTACGTAACCAAAAAGGAATAAAATGGCCGTTACTTTAAGTTATCCAAAGCCACGTGATCCGTTAGTAAAACTAGCCACTGTGACTTATGCAGATACTACTGCACGACAGATTATGACTCTTCCCAAAGATGCTGTAATCGTCGGTATTTATGTAATTGGTAGCGCTACTGCCGCTGGCGGTACTCTAAGCGCTGCAACACTTAATATAGGTTCAACTACTACTGCAACTGAGCATGTAGCTGCTTTTGATGTATTTGGTGCTACTGGGGAAGGTTATCATGCTGCTGGTGCATATGCTGTTGGTTCAGCTATGTGTACTAAGCTAACTGCTGATACCCCTGTTTATGCCAAGTATATTGAAACTGCTGGTTCTGGTGCTGCTGCTGGTTCTTGGACTGTTAAGTATGAGTATATGGTTCCCGGCCCTGGTGAAACCCTATAACTTAGTCTCTTTTGACTAAACCCACAGAGGGAGTAAGCTTTAATTAGTTTACTCCCTTTTTTTATATCTGAATCTTTTAAAGGTAGATCATGAGTCAATTATATATCCGTCCCTTCATGGTTAAGGGAAACACAGTTAATTTAGCAGTAACAGCTACTACAGGTAATGTTGCTGTAACACGTCCTAGTGTTGGTATTCAATCAATGAGAATTGCTAATATTGGTACACAAACAATCTTTGTAAACTTTGGTACAAGTGCAGTTGCTGCTGTACTAGCTACTAGTATGCCTATTCTTCCTAACACAGTAGAAACTTTCTGTCTTCAGAATGAAGTAACTTATGTAGCTGCTATTGCTGCTAGTACAGGTTCTACTATGTATATTACTACAGGGGAATCTGCATAATGACTTTTAGAGCTGGTTCTGTCGCTGGTAGTACCAGACTATTATTTAGTACTGGTGTTACTGTAGGTTTAGCTCCTACTGGTAGTATTGCAGATAATGGTGCATTAACTCTTGGTACTGCATTACCGCTAATCTATTCACAAGGATTATATTTATACTTTCCTGCTGATGCTATTGTAACAGGAAGTGCTGCTGGTTTTTATTGGACTGTTATGTCTAGTACCACAGCAGGTGTTATTTATAATAATACTTTCTCTACTCTTGTAGAGCCACAAGCACCTACAAGTAATACTGCTTTTGTAACTACTGGTCCTGGTGCTTATACTGGTGTTACTTCTGAGATTACCATATATGCTCTTCCTATTCCTGCTGGTACTCTAGGAGTAAGTGGAAAGATAAAAGGAGACATTTTAATAGATTGTACAGGATCTACTAATAATAAAACTACAAAAATTTCTTATGGTGCTTCTTCTTGTTATCAAGTATTAGCAACAGCAACGGTTCTTACCTCTTTATATAATCTTCTTCTTACTGCTTTAGGTAGTACTAATAAACAAACAATGTATATTGCTACCAATAGTCTTGGAACAAGTACAAGTATGGTTAGACCTGCTGAAGACACTACTGCTGAAACTACATTCTCTATTTTAATAACAAGAGTTACAGCAACAGAGTACTTTAATATAGATTCTGTAGCGTTGATGGTACAATAATGAGTAAAGACTGGAACTATAATAGTGGCCAGTGGTGGGTTCTTTGTGATGTATGTGGAAAGAAAACTAAGTCTAGTGAAATTAAACAAAGATGGGACGGTTTTCTAGTTTGTAAAGAAGACTATGAGAATCGTCATCCACAAGACTTCATTAGAGTCAAACAGGACAAGATTGTAGTTCCTTTCTCAAGACCACGCACTACTGACACTTTCTCTAATACTTGTGATACACCTACGGCTATTGCTGGCTATGCTCAAGCAGGTTGTGCTATAGCAGGGTTAAGATTAAACCCTATAACTGAAATACCACAATCTTCTTTTAATGGAACAACACTATAATGTCATATAGTACAACTTTTGTAGATCAAAGTACAGTAATTACTGCTGGTTGGTTAAACGATGTAGATGACTTAGTATATCCTGTTACAGCTAAAACTACTTTATCAATTGATGATGAGGTAATTCTTAGGGATAGTGAAGCAACAATGGCACCTAAGAAAGTAACATTAGCAAACCTTAGGCAGCATATCTGGAATTATTGGGGCGCTTCTATTGCAGGCGGAACTGTTAGGTCAGATATCATAGATGCTAACAAATTTGCTGTTACTGCTAACTCTGGTGGTCTAGCTAGTGATTCTACTAGAGCAGTAACTTGGGCTACAATCAAATCTACATTAAAAACATATTTTGATACTCTGTATGGTACAACAGAGGGAACATATACACCAACTATTTCTGTAGGTGATGGTGCTTCAGCTTATACTCTTACAAGTGCTAGATATAGCAGAGTAGGTAATACTGTTTATGTTACTTGTATTGTTGCAATTGATGTAACTGCTGCTGCATGTTCTATTAATATTTCTTTACCCATATCTACTGCCAGTAATAATGCCTATGGTATGGGTGTCTCTCTAACTGGTTTAACTACTTGGGGTGGGCAACCTAGTAGTACTAATGTTCTATTCCAAGCTACTCCAAGTGGAGCTAGTTATATTGGTCATACCCTAACCTTTAATTACACTGTTACATAATGGCTACTTCAACTTCAACTAACTTTGCTACCAGCCGCGATGAATTAATCAAAGGTGCACTTAGAATAGTAGGAGCTATAGCTCAAGGCGAAACTCCTACCAGTACTATGACTAGTGAGGCAGCAGAAGCCCTTAATATGCTCGCCAAGGCGTGGATGGCTGATGGTATGCCCCTATGGGTTACCCGTGAGTATACCCAGGCTTTAACAGCGTCTACGGCCTCTTATACGCCTACTAATAAGATGATGAGAGTCATTAGTGCTTATAATCATAATGTGGATACTAATGTAGACATTCCCATGCGAATTGTTACTCGTGATGAGTACAATAGACTAGGTAATAAAACTACCAGTGGTAATCCAATTCAACTCCTGCATATTCCTAATAGAACAGATAGTACCATCAAGGTTTTCCCTGTTCCTACTAGTGTAGAAGCTGCTGATAACACAATTATTATTGTCTATCAGAAACCATATGACGACTTTGACACTAGTACAGATGAACCAGAATTTCCTCAGGAATGGTTTGATGCACTTAAGTTTGGTCTAGCTCATAGACTAGCTGCTGAATATGGTATGGATATTAATGATCGTAGGCAACTCTTACAAGAGGCCGCTATACTTAAGAATGAAGCTCTTTCTTTTGGTACAGAAGAAGGATCTGTGTTCTTACAGGCAGATAAAAGGACTTGGTAAATGGAGAAGAATCTTAGTACATTTACTTATATTGCTTCAGGAATGGGAGCATTCCTTAGTTTTCTAAATAATAATGCTGCCGCTATTGGTGTTATAATTGCTTTTTGTACCCTGCTACTAAATTGGTACTATCAACATAAACGTGATAGATTCCAACATAATGAGAGAGAAGAAGACTAATGGCTCGTGATCCCTATTCAGATAAAGACTCTAGTGGTCAGAAAGACCAAAGAAAGATAACAAGAATTCCTCTTGTTGGTAATGCACTTAATAGGGACGCTTCCACTACTAAAGACCAGCGTTTCATTAATTGTTATCCAGAAACTTCTAAGAATGCAGTATCTAATACCAAGAAGCTCTTTCTTGTTAAGAGACCTGGATTTGTGGCAGATACTACTGTTACTACTGCTGCTACTGCTAGAGGTTACTGGAATTTCTTTGGTACTAACTTTAGTGTCTTTGGTAGTACTGTCTTTAAAGAAACTACTAGTATTCTAACACTAAGATCGTCTACTGGTATGTGTGGTGCTACTCAAGTATCACCTACAGAGTTATTTCTCTGTGATGGTACTGATGGTTATAGTATTCTTTCTGATGGTACTGTAACTGAAGTAGAGAAAGCCTATATTAGATGGTCAGCAGATACTTATGTAGAAGTAGGTGATAAAAGAATTCCTACCACATATGATGTAGCAACAGCCACTACTTACTACTACACAGTACAAAGTATTTCAGAAGTTAAGGTAGCTCTTACAGGTTCTAGTGAACCTACATGGCCAACTACTGTTGGTCAGACTGTAGTAGATAATGAAGTAACTTGGGTATGTACAGCTTCTAGAACACCAGCACAATTAGCTTTAAAGATAGACCTTACTGGTCATACATGGGCTGTTGGTGATCTAGTTACCCCTACTGTTGAGAATAGTATTTATTACAAGATAACAGAAGGTGGCACTACAGGTAGTATTTCTGAACCTACTTGGCCACTAGCTATAGGCGAATCAGTTACAGTTTCTGGTATTACTATAGAAGCTGTAGGGTATTATGGTGGCTTTCCTAGTCCACATATTCCTACTCCTGTCTTTATGGATGGTTATACTTGTCTTGCGGAATATGATTCAGTAGACTTTTATAACTCAGCTAGTACTGACTTATTCAGTTGGAATCCTCTTGACTTTACCAGTGCAGAGAACTATCCTGATCCAATTAAAGCTCTTGCTAGACAGAACAACTTTATTGTAGCTTTTGGTGAATATAACACAGAACTCTTTTATGATGCTGCCAATGAAACAGGTAGCCCATTCTCTCGTAATGAAAACTATCTACTACAAGTAGGCTTGCTTTCTCCTAATGCAATCTTTCAAGCAGAGAAGTATCTTGTCTGGATTGGTAGATCAGAAACTGGTAAACCTAGTGTCTGGTCTCTTAATGGTTATGAAGCTAAGGAGATTAGTACAGAGTATATAGAACGTATTCTTACTGCTGAGACTACTGCTAGTACAATAACTGGTTATGGTCTTCGTGTAGATGGCCACATTCTATTTATTATCAATCTACCAACATCTAATAGAACACTAGTATATGACTTAGAAGAAGAGATGTGGCATGAGTGGTCTTATAATTCAGCTAAACTTCCTTTTGTTAGTTTTGCTATGGACGATGTTAAACTTCTCTTCCAGCATACTAGTGATGGTAAACTATACAAGATGGATAGTACAGTATATAAAGATAACACTTACGACATGCCAGTATCCATTACTATGCTTAAGCAAGACTTTGATAACTCGCGTAGAAAGTTCTTTCATAGAGTAGATGTAGTAGGAGATCAAGCTAATACTAATATTAGTTTAAGTTGGACTGACGATGATTATCAGAACTATAATACTCCTGTTACTATCTCACTACTTACAAGACCATACTATATGAGATGTGGTAGTGCACGTAGACGTGGTTGGAGAATAACTCATACTGATAATACTGCTCTTAGACTGGAAGCACTTGAAGTTACATATACACAAGGAAGGACTTAATGGCTAGAAATATATCACCTCCTCCCCCACCACAGGGGAAGGATGGTATTCCTGAAGTACTTGCTAACTGGCTTCTTGTTCTAAGAAACTATGTTACTGCTGCAACTAATGCACTTAGTTGGACTCTAATTGATAAAGCTGGTTCTAGACTAAGCGACATTGTTACTAGACCTCATAGTGATTTAACTAGTATTCAGGGTGGTACTACAGGTGAGGCTTATCATCTTACTGCTGCCCAGACTACTGCTCTCACTGGTTCTGGTGATAATACAATACATTATCATTCTTCTGATAGAGATAGAGCTAATCATACTGGTACACAACTACTTAGTACTATAAGTGATGCAGGAACTGCTGCTAGTGGTGATCTTGGTGTTGATGTACAAGAATATAGTGCTACACGACAAAAAGTAACCTCTAATGTAACTATATATGTTCGTACAGATGGTAATGATAGTAATACTGGTTCAGCAAATACTTCAGGTGGAGCATTTCTAACTATACAAAAGGCGTGGGACGTCTTATCAGCACTAGATCTTAGTATTTATACTGGAACTATAAATGTAGCAGATGGCACATATACGGCTGGCTTATTAGTCAACAAAATTCCCTTAGGGGGATCTGGTACTTATCTTACTGGTAATACTACTACTCCTGCTAATGTAATTATATCAGTATCAGGAACTGCAATAAATGTAACGGCCCCGGTGACATTGAGCATTGACGGAATCAAATTGCAGACGAGCGGATCAGGGCAAACTCTTATTACTGTAAACCATCCAGGCGCCGTCATTTCGATCGGTAGAAACGAGTATGGATCATGCTCCAACGGGCATCACTTGAGCGTTGTGGCCGGATACCTAACTCGGATAGCGGGCGGATTCACGTACACCATCAGCTCCACGACATCACAGACGCACATAAACGCGGCCACTAACGCAGCCAAGATCAACATGGCAGCGCAAACAGTTTCGATGTCCGGAACGCCGGCCTTCACGACGGCCTACGTTAATGCCGTCGAGCTGGCGTCGGTAAACCTATTAAATAATACCTACTCCGGTTCTGCCACAGGCAAACGGTACAACGTTACTCTCAACGCAGTCGTAAATACCTACGGCGCAACGCTACCCGGAGACGCGGCTGGAACAACCGCAACTGGTGGCCAATATGCCTGATAACTTTTTTGGTTTTATTAATATGATTAATACTTTAAGGAATATATAATGTCATATACAGGTGAATTTGATACCTGGGGTTTAGAAGACCAACTAAATAGTGGTGAACTTGCCTATGGTTATGGTAGTAATGATAGTGGTGGTTATGACTTTCAGTTTGGCGATTTAAATCCTGGTCAACAAAGTGGTTGGAACTTTCAAGATTTATTCTCACAGAATAATAGTTCTTGGGATTCTTATGGTGGGTTTGATTCACAGTCTTGGCCACAAGCAACAACTAACTACGATTATCCTGATTTTAGTAATACACCATTTAATACTCAGCAAACTCCTAATTGGTTTGCTGATACTCAGACAATGGCTCCGACTAATTTCGATCAACCACAAGTAGATCCTAGTTCTTGGAATCCAGTAGAACAACCAATGTTAGAGCAATTCAGTGGATATAACACAGATCCAAATGAACTAAATCAATTACAAGGTCTGGGTGATGTAACTAGAGATATTCGTGGTGGTGATACTACACCAGAGGGTTCTGGTGGTCTTATGGAAATGCTTAATGGTCTAGGTAGTGGTTTAACTGGTCTTCTAGGCCGAGGTTCTCCACTATTACCTCTACTATTCCTTGGTTCTGGTTTAATGTCCAATAATGCTGCTGGTAATACTAGTAGAACATTACAAGAACTAGCTCAGACTGAGCAAGCTAGAAACCAAACAGCTATTGATAAACTCAATCAGTTTATTGCTAGTGGAGAAGGTAGACCTGATCCAGCTAATTATGGTTCTGGTTCTAGTATGAACTTTAATAGTGGTAACAGTGAGTATCTTTCTAAACTACAAGCTGCTATAGACGATCCTAGGTATGGTCTTAAAGACTGGATGGATGCTGAAGGTGGTCGTAGAGCAGAAGCTGCTGCTCGTAAGATGGCTAAATCAGGACGAACTGGTCTAGCTCCTATGACCTCACTAGAGGCTATGCGAGACTATCTTAGTAGTGGTCGTAAAGAAAAGATTGGTGAAATGCAAGGCTTGGCTGGTCTATATAACCAGAGAGATATTGCTAGTATGAATGCTGCTGCTAGTAGTGCTAGTGCTAATGCCAGTGCTAATGCTTCTAAGTACAATGCTGACATGGGCTACTATAGAGATGTTATGAGTACTCTTGAGAAACAAGCTGATCCAAGTAATTATATTAATCTACTACTTGCTGGTACACAAGCTCAAGGGCAACAGTATAATCCTCTACTAAATGCTATTGCAGCCTTTATGGGAAGGAACTAATATGCCAATGCCTGATCTAAATACTCTTATGCAGTTTGTCAATACCTCTCAACAGAATACATTTATTCCTGCATTCCAACAGAGTGAGCAAGCAGCTCAAGAGAGAGCATATAAGCAACAGCAGATGGATAAGATTCTGCAAGAGATGCGATTAGCAGAACAGATGGCACCTATTGAACAGAGATATAAAGAATCTCTACGTTCTGGTGCTGATGCTAATACTCAGTCTGTTCTTGAATCTACTAGACAGAAAGTTGCTATTGGTACTCCTGAAAGTCTAGCTGCTCAAGCTCTACAACCAGAATTACAGAATCAACTAACTGGTCAAAATATAACTGATAAGCAACATTCTAATTATCAAAGCTCATTAAAGTCTAATGAAGATATGCGTAAAGCACAATTCATCAATGACTTCATGTTAGCTGAAGATGATAAGAAGAGACAAGCAGTTGCAGAAAGTGATCCTGAGATGTGGATGAAACTTAGAGAACTAGCTAGTGGTGAACGTAAAGCACGTGTAGCTGCTACTACTGGACGCAATCCTACTGCACAAATGTTCTGGGCTAGTGAGGCTGATAAGCTTGGTCTTAAAGGTCAAGAGAAAGCTACTTGGATTGCACAGCAACTTGCTACTTCTAGTGCTGGTTCAATGGGTAAAGAGATTACTCTTGGTGGTGAAACATTTAGAGAAAATAAAGTACCCTCTGGACAAGGTAGTGCACCTCTACTCTCTCCTGAAGAACGAGCAAAACTAATACAGAAACTACAAGGAAATTAATGGACTATTCACAACTATCAGATTCAGACTTAATAGCACTAGCTAATAAAGATTATAATTCTTTATCTGATAGTGCTCTAGTTATGTTAGCTAATGAACCAAAGGAAGAAAAGTCAAAGATTGGTTCTTTTCTAGGTGGTACTCTAAAGAGTATGGCCGGAGGTCTCACTGAACTTGGTATTTTTGATAAAGAAGAATATGGTAAGATTGCTGAAGACTTAAAGCAGTATGAAAAGGACAATCCTATTTCATCTGGCTTAGGTCAGAGTATGCCAATCCTTGGTGGTGCTGCTATGGGTGGTATTGGTACAGGTGCACTAGCTGCTGGCTCTGCCCTACTACCAGCTCTAGGTGCTGGCTTAGGTGCAGGTGCTAGTGCTTCTCTTAGTGATCGTGCTAGATTAATTCAAGAAGGTGTTGATCCAAGTGTTGCTGATACTAGTGCTTTAATCACTGGTGGTGTTAATGCACTTGGTGTAGCTATTCCTGGTGGTATGGGTGCTGGTCTATTAACTAAACTTGCTACTGGTGCTGGTGTAAACGTAGGTCTTGGTATTGGTGAGCGTGGTGTTCAGAATGAAGTTCTAAGTGAATACCCAAACCAACAGAGAGAGATATTTGATCCAACTGCTATGGGTCTAGATGCAGCCTTCGGAGCATTAGCCGGTGGTGTAACCCACATGGCTACTCCTAGGGCCGTAGATGCCTCTACAAGAGGCGAAGCACCTAGAGGTGATACCTCCGTACCATCTGAAGGTAGATCTCCCCCTGTAGAGGCTCCTAGAGACCTTCCTGAGGATTTTATGAGTAAGGCTAAAGAGACTGCTTATGAAAGACTAGTTACTAAGGAGAAACAACTACAAGATGATATTAAGAGTACAGAAGAGATTATTAATTCTCCTAGATCTAAGGAAGAACTAGAGAGTGCTACTCTAGTAAGGTCTAAGTTAGAAGAAGAATTAAACTCAGTTGGTTCTAATATAAAAACTCTAAGTGAAGAGCTTGGTTATAACAAAGCAGCACAAGCTACTGAGAGTGTTGAACCTACAGTAACTTCTACTGTAGATATTACTGCTCCTAGTAGAGTCCAAGAACCAATTGAAGCAGTACAAGAACCTGTCTTTAACACTACTCCTGAGTTTATGATTAAGGATGTTACAGAAGGTAATCTAACAATAGATCAAGCACGTGAGCAGCTTAGGGCTTTTACTAATGTTGATAATCGCTTTGAATTAGAAGCAAAGCTTAATGAATTAGAAGACTTAAGTGTTGATACTATTCTTTCAACTAAGGATAGAAGTTTTCAAGATCCTATTGATCTAACTGTTTCTAGAAAAGATATAACTGCTACCCAAAAACTAGAACATATTGCTAGTACACTTGGAGGTAAATCCTTTAAGATAACACTTGCTAGTGGTAAATTAGATTCTCTGTTTAATAGTATGCCCGGTACTAATATTAAAACAGTAAAGAGTCTTCCTCAAGAACAGTTTGTAGATATTAGAGAATATGCTAATAAACTTGGTCTAAGTAAAGAAGAAATATACGTAATTAACTCAAGTGGTAAGCATGGTAAGTATAGTACTATTGGTAATAAGGCTATTATCTCATTTAGTCCTGAAAAGATTAAAGAGACAATTAGCAGATTATCAAAGGAGTTACCAGAAGTTAATGAAAAATTACTTGGGTTACCAGAAAAAGCTAGAACAGAGTTAGCTACTAAAATTGTTATTGCTCATGAGTTTGGTCATCTAGCATTAATTAAATCTTTCCAAACTGCTTGGATTACTGGCCATCATCTTAAGGGGATGATTAAACAATTTGAGAAGTGGATGACCGACCAAGGTACTAAGCTTGCTGCTCAAGAAGCTGCTGGCCCTAGTATCTGGGATATACAAAGAATAGAGAACGAGAAGAATTCTAATGGCTCAGTTTTGGGAGAAGATGCTACTTATTGGCAGAAGTTCGATGAATTTTATGCACAAAGGGTTGCTAAAGAACTTGTATTCAAAGGTGCTTATAATAAGTATTATTCTATTTTTGATAGAATAGTAGAGAAGTTTCCTTTCTTTAAGAAAACAATGTTTATAGATAATCAGATTAGATATCTGATTGCAAGTAATTCACAGTTTCTTAAAGCACAAGGTCAACATCTATTTGAGTATATGAAGAGTCAAGAGCAACCTAAGATGACTGTAGAGGAAGCAGCTAAGACTCTACGGGAAATGTCTGGTCATGGTAAGGGTACTGGTGATGGAGCTATTACTGCTCCTGTAACACTGTCGCAAGCCATGAATCAACCTGGAAAAGATATAGGATGGTTCTCTACTAAGTTACTTGCTAATGGTTTTGGTAAACAGCAGTTCTCTGGTATCTTCTTTGATAGTCCATTACTACAAGCTACTTATACTATCATCCGTGGTGCAGAGCAACGCGCTACACAGATTAAACATAAGCTTTGGCTAGGAGATGTTTCCTTTAATGGTAAGATTACATTAGCTAGAATTCAAACTGATGACTCTCCTGCTACTATGGTAAGTAGAGCAACTGATCTAGATATGTATTATATTCATGATATTGTTGAAAAGGGATATAAAGACAATATCACTAGGCAGGAAGCTATTATTAAGTATGGTTCTAACCTAAATCAGAAGCAAATAGATCTATTTAATACTCTAGATAAGTTATGGGATAGACAGCATCAAGAGACTGTTAAAGTACAAACTAGTTTAAATAAAAATAAAATAGTTCCTTATAGAAAAGGTTGGTATCCTAGTGTTAGACTAGGTGATTACTTTATTGAGCTTGAGGTGGCTGGTGAGGTTATTCATAGAGAACACTTTAGATCTGAGGCAGAAGCTAAGATTTTCTTAGATCAATTTAATAAACTTAATAATAAGCAGGGTGTTACTTCTACAGCTATTCAAACTAAAGAGAAGAATACTGACTTTGATAGAGCCAAAGACTTTGCTGATATGATCTCTAGAGAGTTGGATCAACAAGGTATAGTTGGTGGTAAACAAGTAGTAGAAGCTTTACTACAACGGCTTGTGAGTAAAGGTGGTACTCTTGGTAAGCATCATGTCTTTCGTCATAACCTTAGTGGTTATAAGGGATCACAGTTATTCAAGAGTAAAGAAGAACTTGGTAGAGAGTTTAAGAATGCTATTCATTCTTCTATTGAAGAATATGCAGCTTCTCTTGGTAAGATGATTATTAATGCTAAACTAGCACCAATTATTGAGAATCCAGGTGCATTAGTTGATAGTCATCCTAATACATTAAAAGCTATTAATCTAATGAATGACATAGCTATTAATAAAGTTCAAGTTCTTACTGAACCAGTAGATACAAAGATTAGAAATTTCTTTGACGATATGGCATCTAAGGCTGGTAAAGCTTTAGGTAAAGATAACTATATTCCAGAAGTTTCTACCTTTGATAGACTACATGGTGTTACTACTTCCTTTTTCTATATTAAGACACTAATGACTAGACCTTCTTTCTGGTTAGGGCAAGTTTTAACTTCTCCAACAAGTATTAGATTATTACTTAGAGATGATAATGTATTTAACTCTATGGCTAGTGCTGGGGCAGGTACTATGAGAATACTTAATCCAGACCTTGAGTTTAAGAAAGCAGTCTTCTGGACTTCTCAGAATACAGATACTTTCCATCCACAGTTTACCAATGATATTAATAAACTTCCTGGATGGGGTGCTTCAAATAGAGAGTTTCTAACTAAGACTATTGACATGGTAACAGGTGCTACACCTAGTACTGCTGCTGACAGCTTTAGTAGATACTGGACATTCTCTATGATGTATTCACATTATAGTAAGCAGGGTCTTAAAGGGAAAGCTCTTTGGATGAAAGCTGCTGAAGGTACTGATGCTACTATGATTAACTATGGTCGTAGTAATAAAGCACCAATCTTTCAGAAGATGGGTATTCTTGGTGAGATGGTTTCACCATTACAAACCTTTGGTCAAGCACAGCTTGGTAACCTAATTAGTGACTTTAGATTCTTTGCTAAACAACCTGGGTTTAACTCTGCTATGCCTATGGTAGCTACCTTCTTAACTACAATGCTTCTTGGTGGTGTAATTGGTATGCCTCTGGTAGCAGAGTATGAGGCTATTAGAATGATAGCTAAATCTAAAGGTTTTGATGGAATGCCTAGTGTTCTTGAATGGGCTATCCGTGGAGATAATAGATTAGTATCTCATGGTTTATTATCAGAGACAGGTTTTGATATGGGTACTGGATTACGTAGTAACCCAATCCTAGGTGGTATTCTTACAGGTCAACAGAGTGCTCTAGACTACTTCCCTGCTGTATCTTTTGGTACTGACTTAGCTAGCGGTTTTGCTACTGCAACTAAGAACCTAGTAGCTGATGTTCCACAAGCAGATGTAAGAAATGCTTGGAAGAATATTACTCCTGGTGGTTACTTTGGTGTAGTAGACGATGCAGTCTTTGATGCTACTTCTAGAAAGTATGTTCCTAATACCAAGGGTGCTGCTGCAAGACCACAGACCACTGAAGAGAGAGCAGCTAGTTATCTAGGTACAGGTACTATGGATAAGGCTACTGAGAGCCTTAGAATGAGAATCAAGAAGCAAGATTCAGAACTTGTTCAGAAGAGAATCTCTAAACAAGTAGATATCTTCTCTGATGGTGTTCAAAGTAAGGATGCTGCTAAACAGCAGAGAGCTATAGATAGACTTATAACTCTGATGAAAGAAGAGAAATATACACCTAATGAAATTAAGACCAAGATTATTACTGAGATGAAACAACGTAATATTCCTGAGTATGAACTTGCTAAGTATGGTATGTCTATGGGTATGGGTTCTAGTAAGATGAGAACTTATCTTCAATATAAGGATTTAGAAGAATGACATTAAGAGATAGACAGGTAGCTTTTGCAAGACTGCTACCTAGTCTTATCAACAAGGCATTTGAGTTAGGATATGAAGTAACTCTAGGAGATGCTTTTAGAGATCCAAGATTACATGGAGAACTAGGAGTTAAACTAGGTTATGGGCATTCTAAGTCTTGCCATAAGATAAGGCTAGCTATAGATTTAAATCTATTTAAAGATGGTAAGTTTCTACAGACAACTCAAGACCATCAAAAACTAGGTGAATATTGGGAGTCATTAGGTGGTTCCTGGGGTGGAAGATTTAATGATGCTAACCACTATTCTTTTGAGTATGAGGGAATGCGATAATGCCAGGTAATAAATGGAATAATCCTTATAGATATCCATCTACTTTACAACAGCTTTATCAACCAGGGTTTGGTTCAGATACATATGATGTTCTTAAACGTAAGATGGAGCTAGCAGAACAAAGTATGAAGAGTGCTGAAATAGAAGCTAATAAGGGACAGAATATTACTTGGGAAGAAGTACAAAAACTTCTTAGTAAGTATCCTGAATTTGAAGCTGCCTATGCTGGTGAATTAAATAATGATAGAATGACTAGAAGATACACTGATTATACTAACGAGCGTTATAATCTTGGTGGTGACTGGAATATCTTAAATGGATTTGTAAACGGTAAAGGCAGGAGCCACTATTAATGAATACAGATGATGAACTACTAAAAGCGAAACTAGAAGAACAACAACTAGTACAGCAATTACTTGCATTAAAGCGTGGCTCTCTTAGAGATAATACTAAAGCTTTAAATAACTACCAAAGAGCAGATAGACTTGAAGCTAGTTTTAATCCTAGTAGACCTAGTACTAACACACAAGTACCTGTGTCTAGTGGTGAGTACAAGATTAAACATGGCGATTCTCTATGGAAAATCTCAAAACTAACTGGTGTTCCTATTGATGAGTTAGCTAAGTATAATGGTATTAGTAATCCTAATATAATTAGAGAGGGTAAGAGTCTCTTTATTCCCTTAAGGGGTTCTAAGCCTGTAGAAGCGCCTCAAATTCCTCAAGGCACCCCTACTATGCAGAATCCTAGAACTCCTATGCAATCGCCTCAGAGTGGCTCTAATGAGTCCATACTAGGTTTAGGTGGTTTAATGAGAAAGATGGGACAGCAGGTAGATCCAACTGTACTAACTACTATGGCTGGACTAGGGGGTATGGGAACAGGATTAGCTAATACAGCATCTAAAATAATGCCTTCTATTATGAAACCTAATCCAACAAGAGGAATGGGTAGCATTCTACAGCCTAATCCTACTCGTGGTATGGGTAGTACTTTACAGCCAAATCCTGATAGAATGTCCCTAGAGAATCTCTATAGATTATTTAATGGTGGAACCTAATGCCTTATGCTACAGAACTTGCTGGTAATTATCTAAATAGTCTTACTAAAGATCCACAAACTGTAGTTGATCTTCTTAAACCTTATATCAAAGATGGTCAGATAAATATCTCAGATATAAATAATACACTTCATACTGTTACAGATTGGACTGGTTCAGGTAGACAAGGATCAGGTAAGTTTGATCTTAGTAATCTATATTATGACCAGAGTGGTAATGCACTTACTCAACAGATAGTAAACAATTTTGATGATAATGGTCCACATCCAACTTATAATCCTATAAGTGCTGGCTCTATCACTGATTTATTTAAACAGGATGGTGGAGCTGACTGGTATAGAGATCCATATAGATTTAACTATGGTGGTGAGTCTAGCCCTAGTACTTGGACACCACAAGCTGGATCACGTACATGGGATCAACTATCAGAAGCAGAACAAACAAATTTAACTAACAATGGTTTGTTTGGTGGGATGACTGATCCTAAATCACAATTTATTGTAGATCGTGAAGGTTCAGTTGGAGTAGGTGAGCTTAATGATCTTCTTACTGGTGCTTTCCAGAGACAGTATGAAAAGTTGCGTAACACTGGTCAAGAACAATCAGAGAGTTGGCTACAGTCACCACAAGGTTTAATGACTGCACTTAGTTTTATTCCTGGCTTACAGCCTTTTATGGGCATGGCACAGGGAGTTAATAGTGTAGGCTCTGGCTTAGCACATGGTAATTATACTCAAGCGGCATTAGGTGCCTTTGGTTTATATAATGGTGCTGCTGGTATTGTTAATAATGGTTCACAGAACTATATGGCAGGAGTAGATCAACCAGGATCTACTTGGTATAATGATATGTATAGACAATCAGGTATAGAAGGTATTCCTGACTTCTATTCAAGAGTAACTCCTGGTTCTATTGTTGGCAATATGACTAATAATAGTATGCCTAATTGGGCTAATGATGCTCTAGGTGCAGGAGGTGTAGCTGCACTTACTGGTGGAGATCCACTAAGATATGCAGGTAGTTCTCTTGTAAGTAGTGGTAGTAATGCTCTTATGGATTATCTAGGTATAGATAGTAATGGTATTATTGGTGGTATAGCTAATCAAGGATTAAATTATCTATATACTGATTTATATAATGGTTATATGGATGCCTGGGGTCCTAGAAATAATGGAAGTCAAAATGGAGGAGGTAATAGTGGTGGAACCACTGGTGAAGTTCCTGGAACTAATCCAGTAGACAGTTATATGCCAATACCTAATAACCCATATATTCCTCCTACAATTACTACACAAAGTAGTCCTTACCAAAGTATAAGTGGTGGTACATCAAGTTATGGTCAGCAAGCTTCCTATGGAACTGGCGAAACATACAGTGGTGATACTGCACAGGATAGTGGTAACCCATACGATGGTAGTAAACCTGAAAGAGTCTATGCATAAAAAAAGCCCCAAGGACTTAAAAAATCCAAGGGGCTTTTTCTTTTTATGCTTCTTCAAAAGTTACTGTTACTGTAGTACCTTTAGGAAGTTCTGGGTATTCCATGTTGATAGAACCATTACCCATTAGCTTATATAGCTTTAGAATAACATCTTTAAAACTTAGTTTTTCAGCATTAATTAGATCAGTATTTAGTTTCATAATATTCCTTAAATTTCGCAACTACCGCCAGTACAGGCAAGTGTCTGTGCACCTTCTGTATTATCATCTTCCTCTAGGAAGTCAGACCAGTCTACTTCAATTGCTTCATACTCAGCTTGAAGAGCTAAGTAATCATCATGAGAGAGATCTTCATAAGGAGCCTGCGTATAAGTATGATCTGAGAAAGGAAGGAAACTTACTCCACTCATTTCATCAAAATGCTTATATACCCAAGCACCTACATCTAACCACTCATTTTCTTTGACACTAACTGTGACACTTGGTTTGTGTTCACACCAATGTCTTTGGTAGATGAGCCATAGTTCAAGTTGTTCAATAGCAGTTTTATCTTTACGACATACAGCACCTTGAGGAGCCTTCATAGGGAAACTAAAGACAGCAGTACTATGTGGTCTGAACTGCTCGTCCTCTACAGGGACGCCTTTATCTTTGAGATAAGTATAGATAGGGTCTTTCTTGTCCATTCTAATCCGTCTAATATAGTAAGGATTATGACGAGCATGAATGCCCGAAGATGAGTCGACAAGTTGGCTGACTGTTCCACTCGGCTTAACACAGGTAATAGACGCACTGACTGGTACTCCTAATTTGTTTGCCCAAAGTTCATTTACACTCCTTGCATGATCTCTCAGTTGTTCAAGAGTATTCTCTAAAGTTCCGTCATATTCCTTATCGTGTCCTTTATAAAAAGCCCCTAGCTGTGCCCCAATATATGCAGTATTATTTAGAACTGCATTATCCATAATACCAGTAAGACTTACACCAAGTAAGCGTTCTTCCTCAGTATTCTTTTTCCACTCTTCACTTAGAAACTGAAAGTTAGTAAGAGTACTCTGGATAGTACCTAGAATAGTTGCAAGTTCGACCTTTCGTTTGAGTTTTTCAAAGCTGTCTCCTGATCTGACAACCACTTCGGTGAGGTTACAAAACTGTTTGTCGCGGAGAATGATTTCTGAACAAGGGTTAGTCCCATAGGAGAGAAGCTCAGACCGCCTACCCCACTTTGATGCTTGTCGTTGAGAAGCAACTCTATTAAATATTCCACGTTCTCCGGACTTACTTCTGACCAGAGCCAGCCATTCTTCCATGAAGGTTTCAGCATCTGGCTTCTCTGTATAGGCAACGGAATTGTTTGCCAGACCACGCCATGCGGCTTCATTGTACCATGCACCACTTTTAGCCTCCCTCATTCTACGATCACTTAAATTACTAAGTGAAATAAGAGCACTACGACGTACACCACCTACTACTACAATCTCACCAATCATACACATAATATCATGTACTTCTAGTGAGTTAAGCTTACGACCTAGTGCATTGGAAAAAGTCTGGATTGTAAAATCAAATAATCTCTTAAGAGGTTCTGGCCCCGAAGCCCTTCCCCCAAAAGTCTTAAGTCTTGCGCCAGCTTTGCGTACTCTACTATAGTCAATATGTGGGATTTCTCCTTGGTATAGACTTGACAGTAGTTTCTTAAATGCTTTTGCCCATCCAATTTTACTATCTCCTACAGAGATTACATCTTCTACCTTCATAATCTGATTAGGTACTTGTGGAAGTTGTGCTACTTCTTGTCGCTCACAACTAAATCCTACACCAGTACCATTCATGAGAATATAGAGAGCCTCCGAAAATGCTCTCTTATTATTAACAGCAAGATAACTGCAATTATAAGCAGCGATATTATCACGCTCACATGCTTCTCCTGCTGACATAAGAAGACGCATACTAGGCATTACTTCTAGATTAAGAATAGCTTCTTTTAGTTCAAGAAGAGTTACAAAAGTAGAGCCTCTATCTACAGTTAGTGTATCTAATTTACCTGCTAAATATTCTACTAGTCTTTGTACAGTTTCTTCCCAAGTCTCGCGCCGCTTTAGTTCAGGAATATATCTAGCATAGCGCGACATTGCTATGATTTCTTGATAGAGAGATGGTAGTTTATTCATTGTCTTCAATCAATGATCTCATCTAAAATATCTTCATCATTGTCATCATCAGTATCGTCTTCTTCATAGAACTTCTCAAGTTCAGGAAGAATATCATCATACTTATCTATAATCTCATCCTCTAAAAGTTCTACCAATTTATAACTGTCAATCTTAAGTAAGTCAAGGATATCACATTCATCTAAACTAGATGCAATTCTATTCTTTAATTCTGCAATTGTAATACTCATTTTAATTCTTCTTTAATTCTTTCTATATAGATAGAAGCATCCATAAGTTCTTCTTGTAGATGTTGTAACCATCCAAGTAAGTCAATGTCAGTTCTTTCTGTAGTTGTTTTATATTTATTATAACCAACATCAGATCTATGTTTTAATTGTGTAACAACCTTAGCTACATTCTTGTCATAAAACTCTGGATCTTCCCATCTAAGATCACTAGCATCACCCATTATGTTGTTCTTTATACTGTTCAAGACAAAGCTTCTGCAATTCTGGATTCATATACTCATAATCATCTGGAATATCTAAAACAGTTAGCTTTTCTGGAATAATCTCAGGTAAGAAATATGCAATATCTCTATTAACAGCTACGATTTCATCTGCCCACTCACCAAGCACATGCTCGTACTGGATAAGAGCATAGTCATGAACACCACAACTTCTAGTATTATAATCAAACTCTTTATGAAGAACATTAGCTAGTGTAGGACTGCGTAATAATCCTGCACTACATACACAAAGTACTTTCTTTGCTTCACCCTGGAATGGATTCTTACAATTATGGAGTGCATTCATTCTCATTTATAATGTTCCTTAAGATATTTTAATGGAATACTATGACAGAAGAACTCACCATCCTGTACATCATAGAGCATATGAATACCTCTGAAGTAGTTATTACCTTGTGCACCTAAGTAATCTTCGTCATGTTCATAGCATGTACCTGCAAAGAGACCAGTGATTCTAGAACCATCACCACGATACTCAGTATGAATCTCCATGTTCTGTACATGACCCATAACACAACTCATATGTTTCTTTTGTACTAGTGCACGAGCCGAGGTAACAGGTCTACCCAATATACCACTAGAGAAATAGTGAGAATAAGCGATACCATCCACTGAAACAACTTCAAGGTAGGGATATACTTCCCAACCAAATCCTTCATAGTCCAGATCATTAATTGATATAGTACCATCGAACTTGGGATCAAGATTAATAACTCTATTAATTCTTTCTTCATGATTACCTAATGTAAGAATCATTCTTGGTGAATAGATTTTCTTCTTGTTTCTATATTGTTGATGATTATAATCATTAATAGGCCCAAGAAGGCTACGCATAGCTTCATGCGTGGCTTCAATATCTTTAGTGTACCTACGCCCTTCAAACATCTTCTTACCCACGTCATATGAGCTTAGAGAGGGCATATCAGCGAAGTCACCAATCTGTACAATTACATCTGGTTTCTTATCTACAATAAAGTTACCAATACAAGTTAGATATTCTGTGCTTAGACCATCCTTATACTGAACGTCTGGTATCACAAGATGTTTAGTCATCTAAATAATCCAGTAGTTCATTTGAAACAAGTATACCTGCCATAAAAGCTCCATAAATAATATTAGCTAGTATACCTATAGATACAATAGGAAGAATAAGAACTAGTAATATCTTTTTAATTATTTTCTTTAACACACCATTCCTTTATTTTTTCATGATCGGATATAGCACACCAATCAAATTTATGTTTAGTTGCCCATTCACCATGAGTCATCTTCATACCACCACACTTCTTATTAGGATTAGCAAAGACGAACTTTAAATCAAGATCTGGATGTTGTTCTTTAAGAAGAATATATTTAGTTCTTTCAGCATGATCTGATAGATATCCTTTTCCCTCGATAAGAGTACCATTGCCTAGTGTAAAGTCTACTTTATATGTATGGTTTGACTCTGGTATTTTATATTTTATATTGGTTACTTCATATTCCCAATCAGTACCAATATTATTAAGTATACTACCAAGAGTAACTTCTAATCTGCTACGTACCTTGTAAGTTTTCCCAGCTCTTCCTGGTACAACATGCTTCAAAGAAGTCTTTTCCTGCATATAAGTAATCTCTCTTTCCATTACCATTATTGTTACATCTAGCAATCCATTTTCTTAGTGAAGTAACAAAGTTTACACCTTTAATACCAGAAGTATTATTTTTATAAATTCGTTTATTCTTTTGTTGTTCTGGAATACTAACCCATTTAACATTACCTACTTCATAGTGACCATTATTATCTAGTCTATCTTGTTCAAAGTTATCTGGTCTAGGTCCAATATAATTTAACCATTCTTCAAAAGAATTAAATCTAAACTCTATACCGCGACCACCATAATCTTTATATTTTGTATGTTTAGGATTTATACATCTACGTTTAGCATCATGATAAATCCAATACAATCTTTTATTAGCTCTGTTTATATGGTTCATTATTAATTAGATCATACTTGCTAGTTCTTTTTGATAAGGCTAGAATGCAATAGCCATGTGGCACTGTCCAAGAACATATCTTCCATTTATTATCATCGAAGTAAGCTCCGTTAATGTAGTACTCAAATACTTCATAGAACTTAACTTCCATACCATTGCGAGTAGTTATTGATTTCTTAAAATCAATCATATATATCTTTAAAAGACTTTATAGTTTTATTCATATAAGGTCCATGAGAAAAAGAAGAGAACAAAATAAATTTATATCGAACAAAACCTTCCTTTACATCATAAACTCTAACTTTAACTATACCATCATTCCAAGGGGACTTGGTACTTTTTAATGTATATATTCTACCAATATTAATGCCAGATCCAGAGGCATTGCATGTTGGTGCAGAGCCGCCTTTGATCTTTATAAAGTTCTTTAACCACTTCATACATTTCTTTCTCATCATCTAGATGATCTATTAGTTTAGCTGCACCTACTTTACCAATACCGTGAATACCAGTAATGTTATCGCTAGTATCACCAATAAGAAGCTGCTTATAGAAGAATCTAATGGCTTCGATTTCTGATACTTCGTAGATTGTTCCCTTCACAAAATTATAATGCATACCTGGAATCATATCAAGATCTTTATCAATGGTACAGATAATGGATGCTTCATCTCCACCACAATGCCCACAACGACATAGTTCTTTATTTAATTCTGTTTGCTCAATTCCAAGAGCATCATCTGCTTCATAGCCATTACATACTTCGCACTTCCACTCATTAATTAAGAACTCGCGTACTGCTTGAAGATGGAAAGGTTTAGGAGTAGCTTTACGATTAGCTTTATATTCAGGATAGACTTTATATCTAAAGTTATCTCGTCCACTTAAAAAAGCTCTGTACTCCTTAGCATCTGTAGCATATAGAATGTCACTCATAAGTTTATCAGCACGTTGAAGCACAATCTCTTGTGCCCCTTCGTCCATGATATTATTACTACTAGCGCATCTGTATGCTACAATGTCAGCATCAATTAGGGCGATCAAGAAGTGCTCCACATATAGGACATCGTTTGTATCTCCAATGAGTGTATTGTTTACACTTAGGGCATATCATTACATAGGAACATCATCTAGTTCAGCATCATCAGTACCAAGCACATAAGCTTCAAAGTTTCTAGCCATAGCAATTACTTCAGTAGCATTAAGCTGTGCCTTATCTAGCTTAAGTGCATTAACAGCAGCACTAATACTAGATTGACGTACAATCATTACCTGCCGTGCTGCACGTTCTTCACTGGTTTCATAGTTACTCTTAGGAGTAGGATTAGTTTTAACTGGTGTATTCATATTTGTATTTTCCTCTTGTTCTTGTCCTGGTATTACCATATCAACCCACTTCCAATACTCACCATCCTTCTCACGAACAACGGTATATGTATCACCAAATTTAGCTGCACGTAAAATTGCAGTTACCTTTGGACTAACGAAAGCAGCAATCTTCTTACCTTCTACTTTATCTTGAAAGCTTTTATTCTTAAAAGCTACATCGAAAAGTTCGTAGGTTTTACCTGCTACTTTAGTGGGTTTAACTTCAACACTTACATTGATAATCTCAATTACTAGGTTACTCATTATAATTTAATTCCTTTGGATATTTAAAAGTTGCTTCACAATTTTGACAAGTGTAATCATCATAATAATTTAAAATTTCTTTATCATTATTTACATCAACTTCACAAGTTTGTGTAAGATTAGATGAACCACATTTAGGACATATATAAATAGTCATTTATATTCCTCTAGTTCTTTCATATTATTACCATAACTACATTCACATTTTAATGGTAGATTATATTCTACATTAAATAAATTATAAAATCTCTTAGGCATATCTTTAAACACATTGTTAAATAACTTAACAGTATCTTCAAGATATTCTTTATGTATATCTACTACAATACTATCATGAACAGTGCTAACAAGAACACCATAGTTTAGTTGTTTGAACCTACGTGCAAAGTCAACTCTAATAATAGCCATGATGTCAGCACCTAAACCCTGTACAGGATAGTTTTTAATGGTAGTTTCAGGCCATTTAAGACCACCGCCCCACCCAGGCTTAGGCGCATAGTTGTACTGCCTTCCTGTAGGCATGACAAGCTTCCCTGTCATGGTTACTGTTTGAATGATCTCCTTGTGCCAGTCATACACACCACTGTACTTCTCATAGAAAGCATCAATGACTTTCTGCCAGAACTTTTCATTAGTACTTACATTAGTAAAGTCAGGATCATTAGCATAACTGTAAGCACTACCACCATAGATTAATCTAAAGACGAATGTTTTAGCAATGAGTCTAGTAGGAAGATTAAATCTCTTTCTATTCTCCTCATGGATATCTACATTGTTCCAGATTTCTTGAAGAAGAATCTCATCTTGACTAAGATATGCGCATCCATTTATTTCGAGTGCTTTCGCATCAGCGTTGACAATCAAAATACAACCTTATCATTTAAATCAGTAAGAACTAAATCAAATAACTTAATACGTTCTGCTTTAGATTGTAGATCTAAAACTCTAGCTAGTTGGGTAGCAGCACAAAACTTAATATAGTACTGATAATTGTCTGTGATAATAATATTAAGTGGGCCTTGTCTATAAGACGCCCATACTCCTTCTGGATATTCACCATTACCTAATCGTTTATACTTACGAATAGTTAGTTCTTCTACTAAAATTCTAGGATGTTCTGTATACAGGATATAATCAATATCATTATATGCTTTTTTATCTGTAATGTAGTAACTACCAGTCAAAGACTTCTGACTATATAGATCTTTAGGAATTTCATTTAGAATTTCTAGGGATTGCTCAAACATAGTTCTAACTTTTAGTTGTGGTTTATTTATAGGATTAGCAGCAGCAACATTAGCATAGATTATTTCATCTGGAAACATCTCATCAATCCAAGCATTTGGATTTGGAATTTTCTGATCATTTTGTTTTATATATCTAATATAATCAAATGCATTAACAATAGCCATTACTTAAGACCTATTTCTAATTTCAAGTAATACTTGATGAATATCATAAAGTATTTGCCATAGCATTTCAAATTGTTCTTTAGTCATATCTACTACGACATAGTTTCTTTACTTCAGGATCAAAGTTCTGTTGATTAGGATTACTACTACTAAGTCTACCAGTACGAGCTACACATTGATTAAGCTGACTATGAATAACTCCATCTCTCCAACCATTCTTATCCATAAGTTTGGGGATACCATGATAGTAAGTACCGCGAAGTTTTTCGAGTTTGCTTAGACTTAGAATGTTACTAATAAGTTCCTTAACTTTTTTATCTTTAGTTTTAAGACTAAGTAATGTCTCTTCATCAGTACTAAAGTAACCATCTTTCTTTAACTCAGAGCCTTTAAGTGGCTCAACTAATTTTAGATGAGGATATTTTATAATATCTATCTTAAATCTTGGTTGACCTATTTTAGCGCCAGACTTATAGATTCCAATAGGAATGTGGCGTTTTTCAGTAATAGTCCCACCATATAGAAGAGCACTGACATGATCCCCACTATTGACATTAAAAATATTAGGGCAAGAAGAGAATGAAATAATAGAATCAGTAAGTTTTTTAATACTAGATTCCAAGTTATCACCAAGAAGTACACTTTGTTCTTTGTCATAGAGAATACCATTCCATTCCATCTCTTCTAATACTAATAAATCTGCACAATGTAAAAGATATAATGGCCATTTACCACTTTCTTTAAGAATCTTTTCTTGAATCTTATATACTTCTAGTGTAAGACGGAGATCCTCACATAAGTATTCTTCAAGTTCTTCTTGTGGAATAAACCAAGTGTCAATACCTTTATCCCAATAGTTAAGTTTAATAGTATCAATCTTCTGCTGATCTAAATACTTAGCAGCTAACTCATTAAGACTAGCATAAGCATGAGTCTGATTACTAATGATGAACTCAGCTAATTGAGTATCGCGCACCTTGCATGTACTGAAGTCAATACCTACACGCTTAAGCCAATGAAGATCGAACTTAATATTGTGACCAACTAAGGTCTCATTTAAAAGAGTAAATGATCCATTCCAATTTCCTTCTTTATATTTAAGATTAAAATTACTTTTATAAAGTGTACTTTCTTGATAAGTACCTACAGAAACTAATTTATTATCTGGATAAAATGGATCACCTTTATTAATAGTAGTAGTTTCTACGTCAATAGATATCATTAGAAATAAATTTCATAAATTCCCATTTATTAATACCAAGCTCTTGACCATCAGTAATCATAACACTCTTTAGTAGAGAAGTAAGGCGTTCTTCTGCTTCCTTCTCTGAGTCAGCTTCAATGGTAAAGTTCACTGGAATATCAAATTTCATTTTAGTTTCCTGTTTAAAGTTAGCACCAAGTACCCAATGCATTATGATTCTTTCTTTTCTTTTGGTGTATATTCAGAACATCCCATTGGTACAGCTACAAAGAAACTAACTGGTAAACCTACTTGTTCTACATGTTTCCAGTCAATCTTACTGTAATTCCTAGAACATTCAATAGTATTACACCAATCATCACAATAAGTTCTATCTTTATAGCAGATCATTCTTCTACCTTCTGAATTGTAAGTGAGTTCCAATATTGAGAAGACAGTTTTTCAATAAGAGATAAAGCACTTCTAAATGAATGGGCACTACAAAATACTGAGTTATCTACTAAGATTAAATAATTAATCTTTTTGTGTGAGTGCTTGCCAGCTTGTTGGGAACAAGTCATTGCAGATCTTTCCGATTCCAATTGCAACATCTTTAGTCTCCTGTTGTGCACCAACTCCTGTGCGATCCATAAATACACGATGAAAGAATTTAAGACTACCAGTCCAATACCATGAGGTCATCATGTTTTGTGGTAGTATAATACGCGCTTGCTCAGGTGCAATACCAGCTTCTATAAGAATGTTATACTTTTCTAGTATAGAAGAGCATAGTGTTGTAGTGACAAAGGATGTTCCTTTATTTGTTGCATCATTTGTATCTTCTCCACTTCCTTGCTTTACATTCTCTGCTCGCCAGCGCCACTTTTCTGGGAAGAAAAAGGTAGGCTCATCATCAACATATCGACGAGAGACCTCATTCCATACTCCACCAACTTGATGCTTGACCAATTGGCGAGCCACAAAAATGGGAGCATTAATACGAAGTTGAATACTAGTGTGAGCAAAAGGAGACCAATGATTATGTTTCGCCAGATACTGTATAAGTTTTTCATCTTGTTTAGATAATATTTTTTCTGAATGTTCTGGAATAGGTAGATAAAATTCATCTACTGCTGTTGGATTAATATATTCCCAACTACTTTCTTTATCAAAACTAACACGGGCTGCATTAACTACTGTTAAGTCAGAACCCATATGATCTATTAGCTCAACTGTGCTTGTGTTTGTAGTCTTCATACTATATCATCACAATTATGATTTAAAAAGAAAGCACAATTATAAATACCTTTTTCTCTATAGTGTTCACATTGTTGTGCTAAACTATTTCCATCTGTATAGAAACCAAGACATTCTTGTTTAAATTCTTTCTGTTTGAAAATTCTATCCCAATTCTCTTCAAACTTTTGTTTATCCTGCACTAGTCGTTGCTTACTACCTTTGCCAGCTTCTCTATTACGGCTTTGCATACACATCCTTATGTAACTTTAGAAAATCATGGTAGATTTTACCATGATTAGCATTAGTCCAACCAACATCTACATTCATAAAGTTAAAGATACCACCAAGTCTACCTTTTTCTAGTACAGATTTAGTATTAAAACCTGTATAATTAAAATCACTATATAACATAGGAATATCTATTACCATACCACTAATCCAGTGATTATAGTTCTCTGTAATATAAGAAAGTAATTTGATAATATCAATAGCATTATATAGTTTAAGTAATGGTCTACTCTTTCTAATTAAGTCAAAGAGAATACCTTCTTCATCAATAGCTCTAAGAAGAGTAAATCCAAGAAAGACTTGTAATTGTGGTGTACCTAGAGTATACGTAATACTATTAGTTTTAATAATCTTTTCTGGATTAGGAAGTAGTTTCTTAAATTCAGGTACTTGACGAATAACATATAGATACTGTCTGATTTGTTTATCAGTTCTATTTTTATAATTCTTTAAATTATAAGTAACAGTATCCTGTGGAGTTAAGTGAAGACTTTGTGCTTGATAAGCTAGTTGACTAAAACAAATATGTGATCTATCAAAAGTTTCTTTTGTTTTTGTTTTAGTAAAAGTATAATATACATTAGCCATTATATATCTTTGTAACGCCCAATATCTGGTTGAATAAGAACATCCCATTTAGCATGATTACCTGTTAGTTTATTTTTACATAGACTATAATGTCTAATCATATCAAAACCAGGATCATGACTTTTACCTATACCTAACATCCAATCAGCTTCTGCTTGTTTAGCAGTTTTAGCATTAGCTACATTGTCCATGTGTAGGTATTTCTTTCCTTCTGCACTAGCGTCAGCTTGACATACACCAATTACTGGTGCATATTCTTTAGCTAATTCTCTAGCCCAGATATAAATCTTACCTAGTCTTAAGTCTTCACGATCATCAGAGAATCCTTTAATTTTATCAATTTGGTCAATAATAATAACACTTGGATTATAATCTTTTACTAAAGCAAGAATAGTTCTTTTATCAATATTAGCACTATCATATAATGCTATTTTATTATGGAAAGACTCTTTATATAACTCATTATAATAATGAGGATCTTGTTCTAGTTGCTCTTTTTTAATGCCAAGAGCAGCTTGAATCTGCCTTAGTTTGACTGCTGGGCCACCTTCTTCGTTGTTGAGCCAAAGGACTGGATTCTTTGCTGTCGTTTGTTCTGCAAAAAAAGTAGCTTCAGATGCGAGGAAAGTAGTTTTACCTGTTTCTGGTCGTGCAAAGATGAACCCAAAGTGTGATCTTCTAATAGGCCCAAGCCTTTGATTAAGAGACGCAAGTCTCCAATTGAAACCTGGATGTTCATTTCTGTCATTAATAATACTTTCTATGTCGTCAGTTATAAATGGAGAGTCTTTCTTTTTCTCTTCATTAGTAAGTTCTTCAATAAGATTAAGGAGGTCAGATTTAGATGACCGACCCTCACTCAAGGATAATGCACATTGAGCTATCTTAGTAGCTATACTACGTTCTTGTAGTACTTTGAGAGTTTCTTGAATGATGTCGTCATTACTATCTTGACCTTTAATTAATTTAAGATAGACTTCGTAATCAGCACCAAGATTAACTTGTACCCAGAGAAAGTATTCTTCTTGAGTAATATCTTTCTTTACTTGCTCCATGATATTATCAAGGGCTTTAAAGAGCCAATAGATTTCCTTACTATCTTTATCTATCTTAATATGTTCACGGTATTTTAAATATGTATTATAATTAAATAGTTTCTTTAATAGATAGATGTAGTTCATGGAATATTTTTCTTATTAGCTTCCTGGTTGTTGAAATACTTCTGCTAATATAGCCTTGCGCTCCTTGGCGAGCAGCTCCTTGAGGGCGGTGTCGTCGTTTTGAACTTCCAACAGTTGCTCTTCTCTACTCCATCCGGGGATATCTGTGCATTCGAGACAGCTTCCAAGACTCTCCCGCAGCTTCGCAATCAGCGCATCCTTGGCGGCATCATGTTCGCGTAGGGCGGTGTCGTCGTGCGGTAGGGCGAGAGCTTTCTCGCACTGATCCAAGAAATCACGCTTGAATCGGCTCATATCGACATGCTTTGGAGTAAAAACATCCTCGTGTTCTGCGTAATATCTACCGAATCGTATGAAACCATCCGGCAAGCGAACCGGTATCGCCTCGCGCAACTTCTCGATCAATACATCCTTGGCTGCTATTTGGCTTCTCTGGATATCGACCATTCCCATTAGCCGCGCTTCGCGTTCGCTGCCCATGCCGTTCAGACGTGCTTGCTCAAGT